GAGATCAAACAAGGCGCGGACTTTCTCTTCTAACACAGAGATTCTTGCGCCTATCTCAGCCTTCCAAGTGATAGCTAGGAACAGTACTACTAATAACCCTGAGATTATCTCCCAGAAGTTGATGACAAAGTTTTCCATTTAGTTTAATTTAATTCCTGTTACTAATTCAATAGTATTAAACACATCGTCTTCTGTTTTTAAATCGTTTAAGTTTATTCTATTTCCAGTTTCTCCAAAAGGAGAATCCTTTAAACCTAAATATCTATTGACCCAACCGTTACCAAAACTAGACCAGTTATTATTCTTACCCTTAGAGTTTATTAGCTGTTTTATGTAGTTGCGTCTAATACCTAAAGCTAAATCCTCAGGAGAATTTGTTTTTAGATACTGTTGTATTTGTGCTTCAGTACCTTTTCCAAATTTACCATCAGCAGAAGTGCCAACAGTTTCTTGTAACGCTTTGACACCTTTATCAGGACTGTTTATATAGCTATTCATGTAAGCCTCTTTAGCTTCAAACGGTAACTGTTCAGCTTTAGACGGCTCGTAGTATTTAGTAGTGTATATTTCATTTGCTTGGTCTTCTGTCAGTTTACCCATTTCAGAAGAACTATTAATCCCATACTTTTTTAAGTCTTTCTTATTGTAATTGTAAGCAATGCCAAATTTTGTAGCCCCTCCTGGATCTTTAGGGTTGTCAACTAAAGCACTGCTTTCTTCTTTAACAATAGACTGCATTAAAGCAGGAGCTAAACGAGGACTACCGAACGGACTAAAAGAATCTTCTTCGTTTATAAGTTGAGAAGTACTTGTGTTTATTACATCAGCCATGCTATTATCTACCCATAAGAGAATTGTAATAATTATTAATGTACGCATCAAACTCTTCATCTGTCATGTCACTAGTTGATCCTCTTATAATAGCTTCTTCAGCAGTTGTAGTATACATATCGTTATAAGAAGGATCAGGAGTATAAGGCTGCATAGCTACTTGAGGCACGTTAGGTTGTGTTAACTGAAAAGGCACACCTTCAAACAAACCACTAGGCATAGGAGGAGCCATTGAGGTTTGAGTAGGTGTAAAGTCTGGGCGAGTAGGTACTGTCATATCTTCTCCATATAGTCCTTTATACCGACCCATTAAATCTGCAATAGTTGTGTCTAGTGTCGGTGTCTCAGGCATAGGCATAGGAGGGACAAAACTTCCTTCCGGTTGTCGTACTGGAGGAGGAAGCTGTCTAGGTCTTAGGTCAGAAGATACACGTTGAGGAACTGTTAGTGTTTCTTGTACATCTAAGCTAGGAGATAAAGGTAAATTAGGCATGACAGGAATTATGTCTTGTGTCATATTACCTCTAGCATCTGTTTGTTGTGTCGGATCAACCGCAGTCGGACGAGTGGGTGTAGAAGCTGAACGAGTAGGAACAGGAGGCATATTAAATAAAAAGCCAGCGCCAGGGTCTATATAATTTTTTCGACCAACGTCATAAGTAAACTTATAAGTTTTTTCACCAGGGCTAACCATAGCTTTCTTTATACTTCGTTCTTCAATAGGAGCAGGGGTTTGTCTAGTTTCTGCTACGTCACTACCACCTGCGCCAATTCTTTTTAATCTTTCTAGTATACTAGCCATCAGTCCTCACCTTTTATAAACTCTTTTATTCTTCTGTCATTTTCTTTTTCAAGACCACCGCCAAACCACATATAATAAAGTTTACCTGCAATCGGTAATTCTTTATAGACTTCTTCATCAACTTCGCCTTCTTCAATCGTGTCAAAAACAGATCGACCTATATTATCTATTGTTGATAAAGCAGGAACTAAATAGTTACCAAGACCTAATGCTCGATCTACTTGTCCTTCTTTTAATTTCTCAACCATGTATTCTGATGCGCCATACAGTTTCAATATATTATTAAAATAACGATCACTTACATCTTTATCTTGAAGATCAAAACCCCTACCTAACATTAGGTCTTTAACAGTATCTGCGCCCATACCAGCGACAGGGACAGTTAATGCAAAAGATACAGCATTTTTCACTGCTTCTTTTTTATTTCCTTTTTTAAATTCACCTACAGTTCTTCTGTTTATGTTTGATATTTGTTTTAACATAAACGACTTTAACGCATACAGTACTTTACCGTTAGGCATTTTAAGATACTGTAATGGCATCTCGGACAAAGAGATAGGCTGTGTCTTAGCTAACTCATTCCATAAAAATAATTTTACATTGTCAGTAATACGCCCGTTTTGTAAGTCACCAACCAGTGCTGTAAACTCATCACCAAAACTTTTACCTACATTGTCTTTAAGTTTTGCAACACCTTTAGGAGTTCTAACTAACTTTTCTGCTTTTCTTAAAGAACTGTTAATAAGGACATTCTTACCATACTTATCCATAGCCCTAAAACCAGAAGCAGTAAAAAATCTGTGAAGAGTTTTAGCCATTACTTGTTCATTAGTAAATTCTTCTGCTAATACTTGATCTAGTCCTAAGTCCTGCATTGTGAGTCTTCTAGCGTCTTTACCAAACAATGATTTAATAGTGTTACCAAAACCATTGACCCAAACAGCAGTACCTAAATCTTGAGCCTGTGTTACAGCAGAAACAGGATTAGCAAGTTTAGTTAGGTAAGTAAAGTTACGCAGCTTTTGAATAGCATCGCTCGACCCTTGCTCACCAGTAGTAAACCTAATCTTAATTAATTCATTTAGAACATCTTCATCGTTTATATTAATCTTACCTGCTACTTCATCAGCAATTAAACGACCAACTGATTGATCGATGTTTAAAACCTCACCTTCTTCTATTGCACTCTTACCAAAGAATTTTCTTTTTTCAATATTGTTTGTACCAGATCGAATGTAATTAGTTAAACTTTCTATAGGATCATCATAAAAATCTAACTGATCGTCAGATAATTTTTCAATTGTTCGTTTCTTTGTGGCTCCTAATCCTAGACTAGAAGGACTGTAACCTCCTCTTGCAACGTTATTAAGTACTTTGTCTTTCTCAACTTTTGATAATTGCTCAACAGTTATTTTTAATTGTTTAGCTCTATCTGTTAATGCTTTTTCATAAAGACTTAATTTTTCAGTACCTAGTGATTTTAAGAGTCCGTCAAGATCGTTTACTTTTCTTGGGAAATAGTTAGGTAGTTCTTGTAAACTACTATATCCCGCTTCTTTCAGGTCAGAATACATACCATCTAATACATCTATAACTTCTTTAAAGTTTTGTTGACCTTCAGGAACTTTAGAAAGTATTTTAGTTACATCATCAAAGTCACCGTTTAACAAATATCTTTTAGTTAATCTTTGATCTTCAGGACTAAGAGCTTTAAAACTTTCCATAAAAGGCTCAACTTTTTTAGACCTTATCATAGAGTTTTCATGAAACTTTCTGTCAACATTTCTTAAACGTAATGCTATTGACGGAGCAACTTGTTCTATTCTGTCAGCAACAGGTTGCCATAAATCATGTAACAGCCCACTGTTAATTCTATTAGTTGTGTCAAGACCGTTATCCCCTAACTGCTTAGCTAATTTGACTTCATTAATAGTAGGAACTAAAGGAGTCTTGTTAGATAACGTAAATGTTTCAAGTATTTCTTCAGCGTTAAACCCTGTTTTGTTTTGAATAAACGCTGGAATAGCTGTTTCAGGTACTCCTTGATCTACAGCTTCAACAGCAGCTTCATTAATAATATCTGCTTTAGCGTCAGCAGCTTTTATATCAGGAAGTTTAGATATTTTCCTTTTGTTTTTTAATTTACTGTAAACATTTTTAGCTTGTCTACCAGCAAAGATTGTAGCTGTACCTCCAACTCCAGATAAACCTGCGACTGTGGCTGTTTGTTTAGGATCAACTTTACCCGTCTTCATGAACTGATCTAATACATCGTATTCAGCCCCCAGCAACGCAGATGTAGCAGCTACTGCCTTATAACTTTGACCAACAGGTATTAGTGTTGTAGGTGAAAAAATAGAACCGCCAAAGTTTCCTATCTTAGCCGACAAAGAATCTTGTTCATTAGCAGCTATAACATCAGCGTATTCTTTTTCAATCATAGCTTCTCTACGTTTGACTAAGAATTCTCTACGTTGTTCAGGTTCCATCTGCATAAACTCTTCACCATACGTTTCAGTAGGATTGAAGAATCTACCAGTAGGTATATAGCTTTCTAATACATCACCTAAATTACCTATATCTGTACGACCAGACGCAAAACCGTACTCTAATTTACGAAGCGTAGAAGGTTCTTCAGCTTTACCTGGAGTATATAACTCTTTAGCTTTAGCTATGACTTCTTCTTGTGTTGCTCCTTCTGGTCCTTGTATTTGTAATACTTTACCGTCAGGTGCTTGAACATTGTATACAGCCATTATAATAGTTTCCAGCTATCGTTAGAGGAAGTTAAAGTTTCTAAACCTGTAGGATTCCATTCCCAATCTTCAGTGCCAATAAAACTTTTTCCTTTACTGATTTTACCTTCGGCTTGCAGTTGTTGAAATGCTTGATCCATAGCTTTATTAAAGTCTTCTACGTTCTCTATATTTTTTGCTATGTTAGCTAATGTTATACCTGCGTTACCTGCGTCTGATTTACCTAAATTAGTTCTTTCTTGTAAAAACTTTATTGCTTGTGTTTGTTCAGGACCACTAGCTGATTTTGCAGGTTTCTTTTCTGCTTGATAAATAGTATCGGGTATAATGTCACCTACATCTACAGGTTTTTTATCATCAGAAGTATAATAAACACCATAACCATCTTTACTTACTGGTCTACCATTTTTAGTTACATATCTCACAGGTGTTAATATATTTAATTTATCTAATGCTATTTGTTGAGTTGTTAAATCTCTAGCACGATCAGCAAAGTAAAGAGCTTCTTTAGCTAAACCAGCTTCTCCAAACTTAGTAGATAATGCAGATACTTTTGTAGGGTCAGTTAAATCATTAACATCAGCATCACCTAGTATTTGTCTAATTTTAATAGACTGAGCTAATCTAGGATCTTGCATTGGAGCGTCACCAAATAAAGCACCAAGACCTTTAGTAATGTTCAGACCAGATTGATAAAACTGTTGCGCTAAAGGACTAGACTGCATAGCCATACCTTGCTGCTCTGCTGCCTGTCTTCTTGCTATGTCCTGTTGTTGCTTTGCGTAAACAATTTCTTCAGCAGTAGGACCAAATAAAGATGCGATTGAATTAGCCATTATTAACCACCCCAAATAGGTATTGTATTTTGTTGAATTGTTGTTGTTCCTCCTACTGGTCTATTTTCAATAGGAGCAGGAGTTCTAGGATAAGCTCTATTTAACCAATCATCGTAGCGTTGTTGCTGGTAGTACTGCTGACCTAGACCAGCAATACCTTGACCCATGCCTGCTAACTGTGCAGCCCTAGCTTGTGCAGCTTGTGACTGTAAGTTAGCAGCAGCAGTCTGACCACCTTGTAGAATTTGTCCAGCAACTCCACCAAACTGAGAAGTTTTAGCTCCTAATGCTGCACCAATCTGCATTGGAGACTGTGCTGTTTCTTCTAGCTGACCTGCTAAACCAAACTGAGTCTGGAACGGAGACAATGCAGCTTGCTGTAAACCATAACCAGTACCAAACAAACCAGCACCTTGAGTATACAGTCCAGCACCTGTTCCAATATTCTGCAACATACGCTGTCTAGCTGCCTCTTCAGGTGTTGTAGCTTGACCAAGCAAACCAATTCCTTGTAAGGCTTGAGCAGTTTTAAACTGTTGTCCTGCTTGTCCTGTTTGTATACCTTGACCGCCCAACTGTGCGCTAGTAAGTATGTTTTGAATCATACGTTGTCTAGCTGTTTCTTCGGCAGTAGGTTGTTGCTGCAAATAACCTAAACCAGAAGACGTTAAACCTAGTTGTTCTTGTCTACCTGCTTGACCTGTAGTTAAGGCTTGACTTCCTAATTGAGTGCCTAAACCAATGTCTTGTTGAAGTTCTTGTCTAGCTCTTTGTCTTGCTTCGGCTGCTAAACGAGCGTCCTGTTCTGCGTATGATTGACCTAGCGCAAACAATTCTGGTTGCCCTTCAGCACCAACGCTAAGACCACCACGACCTCTACCAAACACACCAGCAGCTAATCGTTGTTCTTGTCTACGTCTTGAAGGATCAAGCAGTGCTTGTTGCTCTTCATAGTAACTTTGAGCAGCAGCAGTAGGATCGTAGGAAGTAGGTGTTACCTGTCCTGCAAGCCCTTCTAATCTTTGTTGCTGTCTTGCTACATCAGAAGCAGATTGAGTTGACATACCACCTAGTATATCTTCTCCTGCTCTTCCAACTCTTGATAAGTATTGTTGCTCTGCTGTAGTTAATTCAGGAGTAGTAGATGTAGGTGCTAATTGTCCTGCAAATCCTCTAAGTCTTGCTTGTTGTTCTAAGACATCTTCAGAAGGTGTTGCAGACAAATCAGTTGTTAAACCTCTACCCAGTCCTCTAACACTTTGTAAGTATTCCTGCTCACTTGCCGTTAATTCAGGTGTTGTTCCAGTAGGAATAAATTGGCTACCAAGTCCAAATAATCCTTGACCTGCAGCTTCTAACTGAGGTTGTAAACCAGTAACTCTTTCAGCTTGTCCAAGACTAGAACCGTATATTCTACTTAGTTGATCTTGTAAGGCAGAAAGTTCAGGAGAAGCCTGGTAATCATAACCACTTAATCGACCACCAGTAAACTGTGGGGTAGCAGAACCAAACCGAGTAGTAATACCTACTGGTCTAAATCGAGCTTCTTCAGCAGCTATCCGAGCAGCTTCTACTTGAGCAGCAGCTTGTTGTCCCATTGCAGCAGCTTGCTTACTAGCTCCTCGACTTCCTAAAAGACCGCCAATTACTTGACCGCCTATCATAGCAGCAGGTCCAGCACCCCCTAAAGCACCAACCGCAGTTTTAACAAGTGATCCCATTACTGTACCCTTCTCTCTAATACATACCCTGTTAGTTTAAACCCAAACTTTCTTTCAAAACCTTTGTAGTTTCTTTTAGTAGCCATCATAATCTTTTCATATCCTAATTCTTTAGCTAAATTATCTAACTGTTGATTCCAATAATTACCATCACCATAAACTTGAATAGCTACTAAATAATCTTCCCACGTTGTCCAAGACATAAAACCATGTTCGTTCTCTATTAGATTATCAGTCTCTATGTCTTTGTCTTTTGACTTTTTTAAATACCTTTCGATATCCTCTTCTGTCATTAAGCTGTACGCTTCCACATATAAACTACGATGTACGGTTGTAAGTTCTTTCCTGTTGCTGATTCACCTGCGTTAGCTATTGTTGTTGTAGTTGTAGTAGTTATGTTTGCAGTTGCTGATCCAGACTGAACACCACTACCTGATAATAAAGCATCTCCACCAGCACCAGAAGCACCATAGCCTCTAGAAATACTGTGTGTATGTCCAGAGTCTGTAGATGTTGAAGATGAAGAAGCTGTGTGAGTGTGTGTAGGAACAATAGCGTCTTTATTACCGCCAGTGCTACCTGCTGTATAAGTAGCTCCTCCACCTGTTCCTTCTCCTACAAGAACTCTACCTTCACCAAAAGAAATCCAAGTACCAAAACCAAGAAGTGTTGCTGGGTTTGCAGAATTAGTTGCATTGCTATAAATAGAACCTACTGGATACACATAAGTTTCTAAAATATCTTTTACAAAAGCTGTAGTTGCTAGCTTTGTACTATCATCAGTAGTAGATTGAGTTGTAGCTATTGACCCAGTAGGTAAAACAGGACTTCCAGTAAGAGTAGGGGAATTAGATAAAACAACAGAACCTGTGCCAGTTTTTGACGTAACTCCTGTACCTCCATTAGCTACTGGTAACGTACCTGTTACACCTCCTGACAAACTAACATTAGTAATAGTATTATTGCTACCGTTAATTGTTTTATTTGTTAACGTAGCTGTAGCTGCTCTTTCATTTGTAACAAAAGCAGTAGTTGCTACCTGAGTTGTGTTAGTACCTGCTGCTGCAGTTGTTGATGTTGGTGTGCCTGTCATTACAGGGCTTGACAAAGTTTTATTTGTTAGTGTTTCTGTACCTGTTAATGTAGCAAAGTCACCATCAGATAACGCAGTGTTAAACTGAGCAACAGTACCTGTCAATGTGTTATTAGACAGGTTAATTGTTTTATTAGTTAATGTAATTGTATTAGCTCTTTCACCAAAAACATAAGCAGTTGTAGCTAACTGTGTTGTATTAGTTCCTACACTAGCAGTAGGTGCTGTAGGTGTACCAGTAAAAGCAGGACTATTACTATTAGCTTTAGATGCAACAGCAGAAGCAATAGCAATAAACTCATTGTCAATTTCTGAGCCTTTGATAATTTTACCTACGTCACCTGCACTTAAACTATCTTTAGCTGTAAAGTTGGTTGCTTTAGTATAATTTGACATTCTTTATTCCTTAAATAATCTTTCCTGTTTTTACATACACATCAATTTTTTGTATTGATAATGGATTCTGATTTATGTCTGCTTCAAAACCTAACTGCAAAATAGAACCTGAACCACCTAAGTTTGATCTAACTTCTTCTAAAGCTAAACCGCTTGAGTATTCAGACAAAGCATCTGCACTCTTTAAATAAATAGTTGCATTAGGTTCTTCACCTGAGTTTGTATCAGGAACATAATAAAAACCATCACCACTATCAAATTTAGTTGACTGAGGTAAGTCATATCCATTACTTGGATCAAACACAGATTTAAATGCTACTTGATAGTGAGTACCGTCTGTATCTGTAATAGTATTTGTAGTAGGTGTGCTGTCACTAAACGATTGACTACCTACTACAGTTACATTATTAACACCAAACTTGTTTACATTAAACTCATAAACAGAACCTGCAGATAATGTCTTACGAATATCTCTATAAGAAGAAATATAATCAAAACCATATTTAATAAATACGTTTTGACCTACACCACCAACAACAGTAAAGTTAGCTTTCTTTAATACTTTTAAAGATGTTGGATTACCTAAATCAAAATTATTAGTGTAGTACCTCATCTTATAAATAGTATCGTTGTCTAAGTAGCTAATATACTTACCTACATAACCCTCTTTACCTATTAATAAATCACCTGCATAAGTTGTATAAAAAGCAGTAGGTTCAATAGAATCCCAAATAGTTACACGACAAGCTCCGTTTTGTAATCTACCTCTTAGATCAAAACAAAATACATACTTAGATGTAGGTAATGTTAAAACGTAAAAAGCATCTTTTGGATAGTAAGCTGATTTAATTCTATCTTTGTTGGT